TTTAAGTATTTCCAATCAGTTTTGTAGAAATCATAAGATCCTCTACGGAAACCGCTAAACCCTAGGTTTAATGCCATTTCTTCCGAGTTTTCAAACAATCCATAAGCAGTACCACCGGCAGTTCCAGCAGAAAGACCAGCTAGCATATCATCAATCTCTAATGAAGTTGTACGATCTAAGAAAAGCATGTTCTCTTCAATTGCTCCTTGAGTATCTAAATTTTTCAAGATATTATCAAAGTCAGTCAAGTTAGCTCCACTAAATGCAGTTTCAACATTACCTCTAGCTTCTACAGCAGCAAATAAACCTTGCGTACCTTTAAATCCTGCATTTGCAGCAGATCCAGCACCAGCAGCACTAGCTAATTCTCCTTCAACTACACTCATCTCTAAGTAGTCTTCAAAACGTAAACGAGTTTCAGATTCTGCTTTTAAATACCATAAGTATCCAGAAGTTCCATCTTCAGTTGCAACTTCAACCCAACCAATTTGAGCCATGTCAGATCCATTGATAGTGTAATTACTACGAATAATAATTGGTGAATTGCTGAATTGAGTAAACGTAGGGTCAATACTAATGTTAGTAGTTCCTGAAATCGCGCCAGCAGCTCCGTCCCAGTTAGTTGTTTGAGATCCTTTGTTAAATTCAGAACCGTACACAAAAATCTTTAATTCATCCGCGACATTCCCAAGCGTAGCTAGAGTTTGTGCTGTGTAAGGCGCTACTGTTAAAGCTCCAGTTCCTGGATTTGAAGTTAATACAACTGCTTTTAACTCTAAACCAGTTACCTTGTTCATTACAACAATAGTTTGGCCTGGAGAAATAACATTAGTAACTCCCGCTTGAGCTTTAATTTGTATTCCAGCTGCATTATCTCCAGTACATTCGCTGTATGCGACGTGTAATCTGTTTTGTTCTGACCAAATAACTTGATCCGACGTCATTGGCATTTCAGCTCCAACCATACGTAAGAATCCAGATAGTGTTCTGTTTCCATAACGCTCTACTTCTTGTTCGTAGATTTCAGGTAGATACTGCTGAGCAAAGTCAGACGTACTGTTATTGAACTGTAAGTAGTTCGATTGTAATAATTGTTGTGACTGCGATGGTACTATCGAGCCAAAATTAGGTGCTATTGCCATAATTTTTAATTTTAATTGTTAAATTTTCTTGTTTTAATTTTAAGTTTTGAAGAGTCTTGCCCGCTAATCGCTTTTACTTTAAATCCATTTACAAATACATTACCATCTTGTGTTTTTCTAGGTTCTGTAGTTATGTTCTTGTCCTTAGCAATCTGTCCTTTTATAGCGTCTGTTTTTCCTTGCTCATAAAAGTGTTGTGCAATAGTGTCTGCGTTTCGCGCTGCGTACAAAGCTTTGTGATAACCTTTTGTATCGACTACTTCTCCTTTATCATTCAAGAACGTCTTGATGAACGTGGAAATGTCTTTTTGATTATCTGCAACCTTAACTGGATCTTTAACGCCATATCTAAACTTTTTCTCTCCAACTTTAAAATCAAAACCTTTGAAATCGTTGTTAAGAAGCTCGTCCGTTTGGCTAATAAATCTGTCTTGGTTAACTTTGGTAGCTGCCTGCTCCTCGTTGTATCGGTTGAAAAAGTCAGTAGCTTCTTGTTGCTCTTGATTAACTCCAGGTCTCAACTTGATCTCTGCGTAGTATTTATCTTTAAGCGAATCCAAATAGCTTTTGGCTTTTGCAACTTCTTCTTTATATGCAAGTTTTTTCTTTCGAATATCCCTTGCTTCGTCTAAATCCTCATCAAAACTAAAAGAGTCTTCAATAACGAAGTCAATCTCTTCTGAGTCTAAATGTGGTTTAGCTTGTTTGTAATATTCTTTTAATAATGCTCCTCCGTCAACGTCGCTATAATCAGCGTTAAGCCTAGCATAGTCGTCAATAGTTCCACCAGTTTCTTTCATAAACTCAATAAGTTTATCTACATTTTCTGGGTAGTCTTGTGTTTGAGCTTGCGGTAGTACTTCTTTTTGTTCCTGTGAGGTGTTGGGACTTTCAGTGCCTCCAACCATTGTGATCTCTTCAGAGTTATCATTTTCATCTTCTACTAATTCTAAAGGTGATTCTACTTTTTCTTTGAGATCAATTTTAGTAACTTCACCGGAGTTGTCCCGTACTTCTTTTTCCACTTCTGGTAAATCTCTGGCTTGTTTATCATCAACCACTGTTTCTGTTTCTCCGACTTGAATGGCATCTTCTTCTGTTTTTTTACTTAAATCTATTTTAGTAACCTCAGGAACTGTGTTACCTTGACCTTTGATTTTTGGAGTCTTCTTTTTGAACTTAAATTCTCCTTCTGATTTTACTTCTTTTGTTTCTGACATAATATAATATAATAAAAATTAATAATTCCCTATCTTGGGGTAAACTGCTCTAATCCAAATCCATCTAAGTTGTCATTACCTGATGATTCGAAGTTCTTAGGCAGTAGATCGTTTTGTCTTTGATCTATAAGTTCACTCTGTTGAGTGCCTTGCATTTGTAGTCTTTTGTCTTTTCTGTCCTCTATTTGAGCTTCTTTTTGAGAATTAGCTTTAGCATGCATTTCTGCTAGTTTCATTTGATATGAAAACTCTTCAGCCATTAGACCTCTTTTTATTTCAGCCTCTTGCTCCATGCGTTGTATTTCAAACTGAGACTTAGCTTGCTCTATTTGAACAGTTGTCTGAGCTAATGCTTGTTGCTTTTGTACTTCAGCCTCAGCAGCTTTTTCAGCGGATTCACTATTAGCTTGAGCTTGAGCTTGAATGTTTTGCATTTGAGCAGCTCTTTCAGCTTCTTGATTTTCAGTTTGTCTAAACTTTAAGTATGTATTAGCGAGCTTTATGTTTCGTATCTCTCTTATATCTATAGCATCTGAAAGTTTTATAGCTCCAGATTGTAATGCTATTTGTATACTCTTTTCTAATTGAGCTTTATCTTCTTCATCTGGTTCTAAATCTAAGAATATACCAAAGTCATGTAAGTGTAGATCGTCTATCTCGCTTAATGTTGCTACATTGAAAGCGTTTATACTATTAAGTAAAGATGCTTTTGTTAACGGAAACTGCAATACATCAGCCACTCTTAGACTTATATTTTCACATGTTCTAATTGTAATATACATTAAAGACTGCAGTATATGTCTTGTAGCTGTGTTAGAATTAGCTGCCGCTAGCTTTTGTAAACCAACTAATGCATTTTTATCTGGAGAACTTCCATCTCTAGCTTCATTTAATCCAGTTACATCTCTAATCATTTGCAAGTAATACTGATACGTCTGTATCATTGCTTGTATTTTAGATATACCAGAAGAACTCTGAAGTTCTTGAATCGGCACTTTACCACGATTAATCTCACCGTCTTGAGTTAATGATCTACCTACTATTGTTCCAGTCTGGAAGTACATGTTTAATGCTTCTGCTGGATTATAGTTTGTTCCATTACCCAAGTCAACTTCAGCTAACCCGTCTACGTCTACGTAAACTCCATCAGGAACCATACGAGCTAAGACTTGCTGTAGTTTTAAATGCGTTAACTGAATCATGTCGGCAAAGCCTGTTGTTCTGCTAACTATAGACTCTATACGTCCTTGATACATTCTAGGAGCTGATATACAGTAATTCATATTAACCTTAGTAGTGTCAGCGTAAGGTCTTGTCATGTTCTCAGCTAACTTCCACTCTAGCATAGTATCTCCCATACCTAGAACTTTCGCTCCTGTATATAACACTTCAATAGATCTAAACGCTCTTTCAAAGTTATCACTTGGAGGAGGATTGAACGTATCTTGCTTTTCTAATGTTTTTTCTAAACCTTGTTCAGTTTGCTTTATTTTAAATACTTGATCTTGATATGTTTTATATTCAAAAAACAAAACTTGATGTTTCTCCGTATCGCTATTTACCTGCCAATCGCTTTGAGCGTAATTTTGTCTACCTGGATACTTCTGTATAGTCTCTAACTCTTCGTTAGTTAGATTAGGAAATAATCTTTTTATTTCAGGTAAAGTTAAAGCTTTAATTTCTCCAACATAGTATATGTCTTCAAAATTAGGATCATCTGTAGCTGAATAAACTAAATTAGCTGGATCTACATAATGAGTTGTTATGCCTTCAGAAAGATTAAAACTAGTTTTACTAGCTGCAATACCTAAAACGGTAAGATCATAGGCTAGTCTTTTTTTAGTTTCATCAAATTTATTATACTTAAGCACGTTGCCAACTACCTCTTCTTCAGCTATCTCTACACTTAATTTGTAGTTTAGCTGTAGCATTAGGTCTAATTCGTTCTT